CTCAAGAGTTAAAGGTACTGGAAAACCAGCCTTCACCCCTCTGAGTGATGAGTCGTCACTTCACCACTTCAACCCAACGCAGGCGTAACTTTACCTGCGCGCGTCTGGCGAGATGGCCAATAGTAGAATACGCGCTACTAACCACATCGCTTGCCTCGGTAAAGAACTGAAGCAGAGCAGACGCATTTGTTGGCTGGACACGGGTGTTGACGCTTTCTTGCACCAACACACGCTCAACAGCTACCTGCAAATCGCCGTCCCATCTACGTTTAATAAATGGGCTTGACGACGGCAAGAAACTGTACCAACCAAACTGGCCTGAACCGACTGGCAGCTCACGGATATTGCGTAACCCGAGAGCTTCAACTGTCGTTCGCAAGTACTGCGCCGTCTCGACGTACCCTGCAACTAGCAGGTTATTGTGTACGGCGACGCAGCTCGCGATCGATCCAGGCCGCGTGCGTTCCTGGAAGTCCAGAATGCTGACCGAAGACACGTCTTGTCCAAGGAAAGCATCGACGCCGCAAGACTCTCTAAAGGCAGAGCCTCCAAAGGTCTTGTCGCGATTGACCCTCAAACCGAGGATCTCAAGGACTTCCACCACTACCGAAGCTATGTCTGAGGGGACAACGAGATCGTCCCCAAAGACACGGACCTTCCGGCAATCTTGATTCCTCACGACGTATCCTACTGGCACGCGACGCAAATGCGCAGCGCAACCAATGATCACCGCCAGAAAGAAGAGGGACTGAACCGGAAAAGTGGTGGCGTTACCCATCGTCGAGTACTTCTTTAGGTATATCACCTCAGGGATAGCACTCGATATGTCTTGACGAATGAACTGTGAGCGAGATGCCCATAGAGCATTCAAAAGGCCGGCATTCTTGCGAAACATACGCTCGATATGCCAACAAGACACACGATCTGATGCAGAGGACAAATCGATCGTCCAAGCATCTGATTGCGATGAGGCCTCCAAGGCGGCGCAAGCGTTGAGATCCTGCCTAGTAAAGTCAATAAAGCGGGATATTGGCGAATGCGCAACCTGCTTGTAGAAATAATCACGCACGGACTGCTGAGCCCATTGAGACGAAGTTGGCTCCAGGGCGATTAACCTTGGAGTTTTCGTCGTTTTAAGGACACAAGCAATCTTAGCACCACACTCGGACGAATCCGAATGTGTACCCCTACAAGCAACCGCATCTCTGAGTTGACCATAGTTCGCAAGAGCGAAGTCAGCATAGGAGAATACGGAGTCGAGGCGATCTGACCAGGTCGGGAAATCATACTTATAACTCCCAAACTTGGCGTCAGATACGGCACCTGGTCCATGATGAAACCTCCACTCGCTAGGATCGAAGAACCCTAGCGAACATGTTATATAGTCGGCAGCCTTTTGTATAGAGGCTAAAAGACCATACAACATGGGTGGGGCGATGCCTTGCGGCAAATCAGCGAAAGCTATAGCGTCCCGAAAGTCCTGGGACGCATCGGCCAACGTTGATGAGGGTGCAACACCTTCATTCCAGTTATGGCTTGGGATGAAGCACTCTCCGTCGACTTCGACGAAATCCTTAAGCGCGATTAACTTGCGCTCAGGACCGCAGTCTAAGCGAAACTTACGGAAAACTCCTAGGAGTTGCCGAAGCCAGCGAACTGCGTCTTTGTCGAAATCAGGTTTCAACTCGCCTGAATCATCGAAAATGCGTCGTGTTAACCCCTGGAAAAAGCTAGGGATAACACTCGTCCGCTTCCTAACCCCGAAGTGGGTAAGGCGAGTAGACGTTAGGCATTTCTTATCGAGGCACTGATCAAGGTGCTTACGGTAAGACGGCATGGTTTCCGTTACGAAGCGGATTCCATGACTTTCGATGGCGGATCCTAACCGAATTAGATCTCGATTAAGTTCCCGGCGAAGCCCTGGGTAAGTAGCAGCACAATCTTTCAACAGTGCTGAGAACACACTAAGGGCATATCCGGCGTAGCTTTTCGGTGTTGACATGATACTACTCCATGTTTGACACTCTACGGCTGGCCGGACTCGTGACTCAGGCTAAGAAGGCCTGACGCTTGGCTGGATTAAGACTCCCAGCCTAGAAGCTTGGCCGCAATTCCACCGGCCTTGACCATGTAGAAGGACAAGGCTTCGGAGACATCAATGATGTCTGATGCGACGCCGTTCGGATCGTTTCGAACGGTAAACGTCAAATCGGATTGCGACCCCAGAGGGATGGCTTCAGTCGGTTTAACAAACCG